CCAAAAAGCATTCCTCTAGCTGATAATTCGTGTAGTTGGATATTTGCCATTTCCACGGCATCTAGATTGTCTGCATCGGTATCTTTTACAAATCGTCCACCGGCATTTCGGCAAAGCTCCTCGATAAAATCAGTGCAGCCATATTCAAGCTGAATAGCGATTAATTCTTCATTTTTGAACCGTTGGCCCTTTGTTTGATAAAGACGATTATTTAATTCACTTTCAGTAAATCCTAAGAATCCAGCTACCGCACTTTTACCACCGGGTATCTGTTCAATCATCTCTATAATTGTTTGTTTCATTGCCATAATTTTTGCCTTATTTTTATGGTTTTCTTTTCTATTGTTATTGTTAAATTAGCTCCATACATCGGGACGTAATTCAGCTTTTCTTACGGTCTTGTTTGTTTCGGTCTCTATCTTTTTAGCTAAATAAATAGGAGTTTTAGATTCACCTGTTTCAATTTGTCTTAAAAACGATGTTGAGATCCCGAGCTTTCTCGCAAATTCAGCTTTAAATCCACGGGGGCGATTTTCCAAGTAGTCTTTAAGTTCCATTTCACCTCCATATTAAAAACTAAACACAGTTTAGCATTAACTAAACATGAAAAGCAATAATATTTAGTATTTGCTAGTTTAGCTATTACTAAATATTATTTGGGAAATAGGAGATTTATATGAGTTTAGATAAAAACACGCTCACGCTAATAAGAAGAGATAACTTGAAGAAATGGTTTTCAGATAAAGTCGTTCCTGAAAAAGACAGAAGCTACGTTTCCCAATTAATCAGTGGCAAAACCCCTTCATTTGGAGAAAAAGCAGCAAGAAGATTGGAAATGGAAAATAATATGCCCGCTTTCTATCTTGATACGCCACAAAGTAAAACAACTGAAAATATATCTTCAAACATAAAAGAGCTTGGATCCTTTGATTTATGGGATAGAAACACGCCATTAAATAGTGATGAAGTGGCAGTACCTTTTTATCAAGATGTTCGCCTTGCTGCGGGTAACGGGTTTGCAGATGACATCGCGGACTATAACAATTTTAAATTACGCTTTTCTAAAGCCACATTAAGAAAACAAGGTGTGCAGTTTGAAAATGCTGTGTGTGTAATTGCTGACGGCAACTCCATGGAACCTGTTATTCCGGATGGAACAACGGTGGGGATTGATTTGGGCAATAAAACCATTAGAGATGGGAAAATATACGCCATAAACCACGGTGGCTTACTGAGAATAAAACTACTCTACAATATGCCTAATGAACAGGTGAAAATCCGTAGCTATAACAGTGATGAACACCCTGACGAAATAGCAGAGCTACAAGACATTTCAGTGCTTGGTAAAGTGTTTTGGTATTCGGTGTTGTTGTAGCGGCTGAGTGGTGGGATATTTTCTATTTATTGTCAATGGGTTAATTTTCGATTGTAAATATTGACAATAAATAACTTATTTATAATTAAAGTTTTTATTGACTATATGTTATCTATTAATGTTATACTAGTGCCACTAAAAGGTAGTTACAAATGTCAAACGCTGACAAATTATTACAAAAGTTAAAAAAAGAACCTCCACCAAAGGACTTCACCTGGGACGAGCTGAAGGTTCTTTTATGTTCTATTGGGTTTGAGCCAAAACAAGGTAATGGTTCAAGGGTTAAGTTTATTCACCCTGACTTGAGCTACCCAATAAGCATCCATCGCCCACACCCAGGAAATGAATTAAAAAGATATGTTATTGAGCAGGTGAAAGATGCTCTTGATGAATTATCACTAGGATAAGGTTAAACGTTATGTCACAAACTTTTGAATATAAAGATTTCATCGGAAGCGTTGAAGCATCCATTGAAGATGGCATTCTCTTCGGCAAAATTCTATTTATTAACGCTCTGATAACCTATGAAGCGGAAACATTAAGAGACTTAAAAAAAGAGTTTGAAGATGCAGTTGATGATTATTTGGAAATGTGTCAAGAAAATGGTATTGATGCGACTCGTTCTTTCGCTGGTAAATTTAATGTAAGAATTCCGCCTGAATTGCACAAGAAAGCTGCAACTATGGCAGCGAAACAAGGAATAAATCTAAATGCTTTTGTAACTGATGCTATTAGTCATCAAGTCGCTGCCTGCGAGCGGGAAATTCCTACAACATACAGATATATGGAACAACAATTAACTATAGCGGCCACTAAGGTAAATGATTTTGATAGCAATACCACTGCTGCGCGCATTAATTCTAAAATAGTGGAGGTAAGTTATGCAAATTGAGAAAAGAATATCATACATAAAATATGTGATCAGAGAGCTTTCCTTCAAAGAATACGAAGGAGAACTAAGAGAAGAACTCAATGTAATTGATCTTGAACTGGGCTATTCTCAACCAAAACTAAGTCATATTAAGGATAATAATTTAGCGATCATCCCATTGAAATTTAAACTATCTAGCAAGGAGGCATTCTTCTTAGAATGCCGGCTTGATTTGGGGTTTAATGCAAATGACGCAGGAATTAAAGAAATAAATGAATTTAAGAATTTAGTAAATGACAACAAAAAATACTTTACTAAATATATTCAAGGAGCTATAAATTCCATTATATTAGACACAACGAAAAACACTGCATATAGTCTAAATGAGATATTTGAAGTTCCTACATTTAGCTATGATATGAATAAATAGATAAACCGCCTGTGTGGCGGTTTTTTATTAGGTTTCATTGACTAATTCCAGAAAGTCATTTTCTGATAGTATTCTTATATTATGGCCTTTAGAAATTAGCTCTTGCGCCTTTATTTCCTTATTACTTAATTCCTTTCCAGCTAATCGACTCTTATCTTGAATTCCTTTAATAAGTAATGTTACTTTCTTAGAAACGCCATCCACCACATCACAACCAACAGAAGCGGCTTTTTTAGCGGCATCCTGTCTTGGTATAGACAATTCACCTGTAAACACTACCACTTCGCCATATAAAGGCCCATTTGGATCGCCCTGACGTTTTATTTTAGGTAAAATATGCCCATTTTCGTCATACTCTACGTGAATAGGTTTTTCCACTCTATCCAACCAGTAATCTAGCGGTTTTCCACTTTCGAGCAAAGCTTTATTCAATATTTCACCAGCAACAATAGCATCATCTAGTGCATTATGATGGTTTTCTTGTTTGATTTTTAAATGTTTTGAGACTTTTGCCAATCCATAGCCCTTTTCTGCAAATTTATCACTCCAGCATCGTCTCACTACACGCATAATATCTAACCATTGATTCGGCAGATTAGGAAATATCTTTTTCATTGCCGCTTTATCAAAAGCTCCATAGGAACAAATAATATTAGTACTAAAGAATTCTTTAATAATTGGAACAATATCGCTAAGAATAGGTGCATCTCTCACATCTCTTGCTGTGATACCGTGAATTGAAACATTTATAGGATCGAAATAATCTCTAGGGTTAACCAACGTTTCCCATTTTGTGACAACTTCCCCATTCTCAAAAAATACTATCCCAACCTGGCAAATTGAAAGTAAATCAGGGTTTGCAGTTTCAATATCTATAACAATGAATTTATTCATAATTCCACCAACAACAAACACATACATTTGCTGACACTAGCTAAATAAAGTGCGGTCATTCTACTTAAAAAGTAGAACCTATTCCGTGATCAAAATCTCAAATTACAATATTCACTGATTAAAAAATAAGCAATCGAACACCTACCAACAAAATATTTTTACTTAAAAATCAAATAAATACTACTTTAAATAGAAAATAATCCTACTTTTATGCAAATTTTAGTTGCATAAATATCTACTTTAAGTAGAATTATCACAACAAAGCAAAACACTTTGAAACGTTCTTTAAAAATTTGAAACAGGTTAGTGATGGGTAAAAAAATAGCCACTCAAATGAGTAGCTATTAAAAATCACTTTTTAGGTGGCGGCGTAGGCCGTTTAGGTTGATAACTTTCTTGTAATGGGGTTGGTTCTGCCATTAGAATTTTTCTCCACAAAATTTAGCAACAAATAACTGACAAAAACTTAGCTTCGTATCATCTTCTAATTTAAGTTGAATGGAGGCGCGCTTATACGCAATATCAGTTAATGTGCCAGTGATATTATTATTTAGTAAATCACTTGTAATTAATGCCTTATTCAACTCTTCATCAGTCATGGTTGAATAACTTTTAAGTAATGGTTGATATTGTGCTTGTGCAACTTTAGATAATGCGGCTTTTTCGCCAAAGCCATAAACAAGTGAAAGCACGCTTAGTATCGCTAAAATAAACCCAATAATGATATTTAGATGAAAATCTGGGAAAAATCTATCTAAGTCACCAAACACAGCAGACGAAAGTAACAGCTGAATGGTAATCAATAATTTATTTAATCGATCATTTAAGTGATAGTTTAAATTTTCTAAATTGTAGCTGTAATGCAACTCAAATACTAAATTATTTCGATTTTTCCCTTCCATCTTTTATTCCTCATCTTGGTTTAGGTTGTGGAGTCGGTCTTGGCGGAACATGACTTCTCTCCTCTTTTTCTATTTTCATAGTGTTTCCTCCGATTAAATTGTAGTCGCAGAAAACATTATATTCCTCGATGTAGTCGCATACAAGAGGACTTGAGCCTTACAAGTATAAAGAAAGGCACTCATCATTAACCTGTTTTGAGTTTTAGACAATTTGGTCTCGTGCGGGATATAAATTATCGGCTGTTTAAGTCGAGTAACCCCAGAGCAGAAAACTGTACTGCGTGTTTAACCGAAATGATGTGGTTGGCAGGTCAATGGCAGCGCTGTTTATATCTTTAAGCAATCCCTTAGAGGATACGAGTTCGGTCGGGGAAATGGTAACAAGCCCACGGATCGGTTATGCCCTATTAGCTCAATCGTATAGAGCAATCGCCTTCTAAGCGATAGGTTACAAGTTAGAATCTTGTATAGGGCGCCACTTCAAAGCGAATTTATTAAATGTTCCATCAAAGGTCTGGGTAAACTGCAGATTGCCAATTTAAGGATAGCTAGATCAGAATTTGGTAAGTTCGCTTTGAAATGTCAATCAATAAAAGAGGTTTAAATATGGAAGAAGAAAAAGAAAAAAGCCTATCTGATAAAGATAAAAGACTAATCAAACAGGCTGTATTGGAAAATGCTGCGAAAAATGTAGGAATGCCACCAGATAAGATTGCAGAATCCTTATGTAAAGCTATTTATCTTATTGATTCTTATAAGCATTTATGATTTGAGAAGAGTCAATTCCATCATCTAACTTATTCTGAAATATTTCAGATAATGAATTGATAAACTCGGCAATATCCCTTGCTGTTGTTGCATCAATATTTCTTTGATAATGAGAGCTGGTTCTCAAAATATCTCTAGCCATAACTAGCGCAATTTTATCAGCTACAACTTTTTTCATAATAATCTCCTTATTTTGTGTTGTGGTTGTGAAAATTATATTCCTTATGTGTTGTGGTGACAATAAGGGCTTGAGCCTTACAAGCATAAAGAAAGGCACCTTAATGATTCTTGGAACCACCAGCTAAAGCCGCTTTCAAGTAGAAACATCACTAGTTTTACACTTTGTTCAATATGCCCAAAAACAAAATATATAATTTATTAAAAAAGGAGTTAAAATGAAAAGAAACAGGTTATTTGTATGCTTTAATAGCTTCGACTTACTAACAGATTTTATAGAAATTTCAGAGGATGTAATTTTTAAGGATGAAGAAGCACTAAAACGATATATTGAAAAACGTACAATTAATAGGTATGTAATTTTATCTGAAAACGATGTTGCTCATGAAATTTATGTAAATAAAGGTAATGTACATACCAAGCTCGGGACAAATTATATAGTATATCCAGTTTATATTAGTTAATATAACATTTGATTTTTAAACAAATTTTACTTTCAACAGAAAGTCGGTAACTACAATTAAGTGGCTTTTTTTGTACCCAAAATTCACAGGAGAACACCATGATCACCTACCAACAACTCTGCGACCAACAACAAAAGTATAATGACGAACTCAATAAACGCCGTAATAATTTGCGTCAACTTATCAGCGAATTTTGCCAAGCAATAAGCCAAAACTTAGGACTAAGTGATAAATATTACAACGCAACGATTAACGAAGTTTCCGCTACTGTACCTTATGTCAAATTGCTAGAATTAGACAGTGACGAACATCAACACATTCATGTAATGGAATTACCAATAACGTTTGATGAACAAGGCTACCCAATAGCCGAAGCAGGTATTTCCCTCACCCTTGAAAGATCACCGAATACCTATCCCAAACAAAGCGTATTTATTCGTATTGAATTTACATTAAAACAAAATATCCTCATCTTGCGCTTTATAGATTTTGATGATGGATTATTTAAGGTTACCGTTAATCTAGATGATAATGATCGCTTTGCTTATGCTGTTGAAGGCTACAAACAAGCCATTATGAAAACTTTTACAATTTAATTTGACAAAAACCGCCATCAACGGATAAGATAACTGCACTACAAACTCATAGCGGCTATCCGCACCCGAAAGCATAGCGGTTTTTTTATGCCTAAAATTTAAATCACCAGATCTGGTGATTTCAATGATCGGGTCGAGAGAGCCTAATAAAATACCGAAAGGGAATAAGCTCCGCTGTCTATGAGCAGTAGTTGAAGCCCGATCAACCCTACTAAGGTTGGTCGAATAAAGAACTAACTCATAGGGGCATAAAAATGTCAAACTTAGCAATTCTTAATACATCAATTCGTACTCACGAAAGTCTTTTTTCATTAAACGATATTCATAAAGCAAGCGGTGGCGCTGAAAAGCATAGACCATCTTTATTTATTCGTTTAGATACAACTCAAGATCTAATTTCAGAAATTCAAAAAGAAGTTAAAAGCACAGATCTGATCTTTAAAACTACTGGTGGTCGTGGGTTACGTGGAACTTACGCTTGCGAAGAATTAGTGCTTTCCTATGCGATGTGGATTAGTCCTAAATTCCACTTGATTGTATTGCGTGCATTCTTGGCTATGCACCGTAACCAACCACAACAACTTGCACTTCCTGAACCTGAAAAGAAATTCACCTTTGAATTTACCGAATATGAACTTCAACAACTCGTTTGGGCGTGGTTTGCTTTATTGCGTGGCACAGAACTTTGCGAAGTGCTTCACCCTTCACTAAAACAAATTGGCTCGTATTATGCCGCACCGGCTCATGATATTGCTTACGAATATCGCAGTACTCTCCGTCACGCTCATAACGTATTAACACGCATTACAGAGCAATTTGAATGCGAGCAAGGCAATAACTGGCGCGTATTAAAATATCTTCGAGACTACAACCCTAAAAAAACAGGTTTTCAGTTAGAAATTCTATAAAACAACGAAAAATCCGACCGCACTTTTGAAAAATCGTGTGGCGGATTTTCACACCCTAAATTCACTAAAAAGGAAACAAAAATGGAAAAATTTACTGATACATTCGCAGAAATTACACGCCCTTTAGCAAAGCTTGCTTGTGCGATGTTTATCGCCTTTTTGATTGGCGGAATCTCCTATTGTTTTGCAAGTGAGCCAACCGCACTCGAACGAGAAAAAGCAAGAGTGCAGTGGATTGCTGAAAACGGTGAGTATCAAAAGAATTTAACCGAAGAAGGTGAAAAACAAGCACGTGCTTACGTATCTATTAAACAAGCTGAAATTAATAAGGAATAGAAATGAAACTACCTTTTAAAACCAACAGCGAACTTGCCGCCAAAGAAGAGCGCAAGAAAAATTATTTATCCGCTTATGTGCTTTGGAAAAAAGCATCAAAGCTAACCGGAAAAGAGATAAATAAGCACTGGTGCATAAGCCGTGCGGAATGGTGCCAAAAGATGCACCAAGAAGAAGTAAAACTTAAAACGAGAAAAATCTATGTACCGCATTAATACCTATTATGGCCATACCATTGATTACATCAAGCCTGATCCTAACGAAATTGATATTCGTGATATTGCGCATAACCTTAGCTTTGAAAACCGCTTTATTGGTCAAACTGCTGAACCTTATAGCGTAGCTCAGCATTGTGTACTTGGTAGCTATGTTTTTGAAGAAATGGGATTGCCTGAGCTTGCATTTCTTTTCCTACTGCACGATGCAGCAGAAGCATACTTGAAAGATATTCCTACTCCACTCAAACATTTGCTAAGTGAGCCTTATCACAATATTGAAGATCGCTTTAATTTAGCAATCCACCAACGTTTTAATGTTGAATATAAAAAATTGCCAGCAATTAAATCTATGGATTTATCTATGCTTGCAACGGAAAAAGAACAGTTACTTCCACCGGCATCTGTAGAGTGGCCACAATTGGACGGTATCTCTCCGGCAAATATTACAATTGTTTTTTGGCAACCACATCAAGCTGAATCAGCATATCTTGCCCAATTTAAACACTTAACTGAGATTTTAAACTATGGCGACAAGTAAGAAACCGCGTAAAAAGCACGATAAAAATGCCAATATCAAACGTCAGAGCGACAGAATATGTCGCAACTCTCTTGTGCTTTCAGTTATTGGATTAGGAAACGACGGCACTGAATGGATAAAAAATAATATTCCACAAGACAGAACAACGGCCACTGAACAAGATTTCGAACTGATGTATAACAAATCTCGACCATGGTCGTTTGTTTTCGGTGTTATTTGCCGTGATCAACTTGGAAGAGGTTATATAAAATTTGAATATCAATCTCTTGCTAATCAATTTGCATTCACCGCACCTGAAATGACAGATTACGTCAATGACAATATCAATGCCATTTTAAACGATGTAAACGAAGAGCATGTGCTCTCCCCTTTCCTTATTGCATCACCAGAAAAAAAAGAGTTTACAGATGATTACATCAAGAAACTTTTAACCTGGAAGAAAGTGGAAACAACGCTTAAAACCCCATTTGAGATTAAAGCGTTGCGTGAAGAAGGAATGGCCGCATTACGTGAAATAGATCCAACAGCTTACACAGATAAAGCAACTTGGACGATCCTTCGTAAAAATGGCTGTAATGATTTTGCCGATATGCGATTAGTTGGATTGGAAAAATACCAACACTGCAAAGGAATTGGTAAAAAACGCATTCAAAGTCTGATTGATGGCTACCACGCATTAATCAATGACGAAAAATTAATTCCAAAATTGACCGCACTTCGTGAATTTGAAACTCAAATTTATATCCACCAACAAACAATGGCCCGATTAAATCGAGCAGCACAAATGTAGGAGAACCACATGGCTAAATTTATCAAACTAACTAATACAGATGAATCAGATATTTTCATCAATGTAGAACAAATTCAAACTATCACTAAAGATGAAAATGACACAGCTATTCAATTTGAAGATGGCACTATCTTTGTAAAAGAAACACCGGAACGAATTATTCACTCAATCCAATCTGGCGGTGCGGTTAATGAATTACCCGTTGTTGATGTTATGACCGCTAAGTAAAAAAAAGACCGCACTTTTGGGGGTAAAAATGATAGATGACGCATTATATCGGTTGATTATGACCGTTCTAATATCTTTTTACTTTATTTTAATAGGGAGAAAACTACAGAAACTAGATGAAGATAGAATGAAAGAAAGTGAGTTTTACTTCAGAATTAAAATTTGGCTTATCTCTCGTGGGGTAAAAGATGTTTAGACAGGACATACAAGTATCAAATGGCAAGAGATACGTTGTCATTGAGTGCCAATTTGGACATAAGTGGGAAATGGTTAGAGAGACTAATGAAACGGTCAGCGAGGGAGAGGCATTGGAAATCGTCCAATATTGGATTAAGTACAAAAGAATAAAACCAGAGCAAATTATGGTTATTGAAGTACCTGACATTTGCAAGCCGTGGTGAATTAATATTTAACAAATCCAATAGGCGATCCAAGTGAGCGCCTTTTGTTTTAATGGAGAAATAAAATGAAAGAATTTAACTTAGATGCGGCTTTAAATGGCGAGCCAGTGAAACTTGCTTGCGGTAGAAAGGCTTACATACTTTATGATTTAAGTAGATACCCTAAATTATTAAAACACACAAACAGACGACCTTTAAATGGACTTGTTATGTCTGGTTATATGGAGAATGACTGTTACCTGGCAAGCTGGCTTTCAGATGGCAAGAATTCGTTTGATGAAAATAACATTATCGGAATGTGGGAAGAGCCAAAGATTAGTATTGAAGATTTGCCAAAGCCCTTTCATCCTGAAATTGGTGATGAGTTTTTCTATTTGAGTGTAGGAACTGTCCAATATTGCTCGTTTTATTCTGATATTAATGCAGACTTAATGAGAAATGGTCAATGTTTCAGCACAAGAGAAGATGCTCAAAAATGGCTTGATTTTATGAAGAGTATGATGGAGTAAGTATGAGTGAATGGATTAAATGTAGCGAGCGAATGCCGGCAATCGTTGGTGAGCAATCTAAACCAGTATTGGTATGGGGCGATGGGTATGATGAGCCTGAAATTGGTGTCTTTCATGAATATGATGGATGGGATTCCTGGGGCGTTACACATTGGATGCCTCTTCCACAACCGCCAATCGATGAATAATGTGCTATCATATTCAAAATTTTAAGGTGATGAATATGGAAAAAGCAGAAATCAAAACTAACTTAACTCCGTTTGCTATAATGCCACTCGCTCTTGTTTGTGAGGCAACAAAGCTTAGCGAAGATGAGCTTTACAATCTCGTTCGCGATGGCAAATTTCCAAAGCCTATATATCCTCAACCGTATATCCTTAGCTGGAGTGGCGAGGAAGTGATGAAATGGATCGAACAAAACAAACGGAATGATGAATAATTAATAACCGCTCTTATGGGCGGTTTTTTATTGGAGTTTACAATGAATTTAAATGAAGTTGATATCTCAAAATACCTTACAATAAATGATGTTTCATATATTACAGGGTTCGCAAAACCAACAATAAGAGCTATGTACAATAATAAATCTCACAGTTATAGAGATGACTTTCCAAAGCCTATAAAAGCAAAAATTGGGAAAGCGAGATTGATATTTAATAAAGACGATATCTTTAAATTTGTTAAAAATAATCCACCTTTATTTAATAAAGCGAGCAATTTTGAGGTTTCATTCTCAACCCCAACAATGGAGAAAAATTACTTTTCTGTTGAAATTTATCATAAGCCAACAGATACATATATTTCATCAAGAATATCTGGATATGAGTTTAATTTAGCCAAAGCCTGCAAAAACAATGATATCGAGTATCAATCTTTGCTGTTTAGACTTATACAAAAAGCTATAACAAACTTATCGAAAGATAATAAATATAGCAAGGTGTGATTATGGATAAAATACAACTATCAGATAAAGCAGAGAAAGAAATGTCAGAGGCTATCAAAGTGATGGCTGTATCGGCTTTTACCGAGAAAAGTCAAAACTTAATTCCTCTTGATTATGTGGCAGCTCTCGTTGGTTGTCCATATCAACATACTGCGAACTTTATCGTTAAACAACCTAGCTTTCCAAAAGGTGTGAGATTGAAAGAAAAATCACACCCGAGATGGATAGCTGGCGAAGTTATTCGCTGGTGTAGAATTAACGCCAAGCGTATCAAATAACCTTTCAAATTTCCCACCATTGGCACGATTCACTTCTGTGATATAATACTCAAAACAAGGATATTTTTATCAATCCTTTTTAGAGCAACTACGCCAAAATTACGCCAAAAGTTAAAAATCCCTTTCAAAATCAATACAGAAAGAAACTGACCCTAGGCACCACAGAATTTATAAGCTCTGAAGTTATTCAGGGCTTTTTT